GGAGCCCGCACCTCGCTCGCAGTGTCTACGGGTCTGGCGCGGCCTGAGGGTTTGGGATGGCGGGCCACGGACCAGCACCGAAGACAACCCGGCGGCGAACCAACGAACCCGACCGGGGGGAATGGCAGCCACCCGACGCAGTGGGATGGCAGCACGGGGCGATGCCCGCCCCGCCGGACGGGCTCAAGGACGCCTCCCTTGAGGCGTGGAGCATCTGGATGGGCTCATGGTTCGGGGCGCACTGGACACCCGACGACCTGCCTGGCCTCCGGACCCTGATCCGTCTCTACGACCAGGTGGAGCGAGGCGAGTTCCAACGATGCTCGGAGCTGCGGATCCAGATGGATACCTATGGGATCACCCCGAAGGGTCAACAGGACCGCCGGTGGCAGCGGCCGGTCGAGCAGAAGCCAGCGGCGGTCGCCCAGATTCGTCCGAGGCGGTTGAGTGCCTGAATTCCTGACGCCGGAGAACACTCCGAGCCTCGGTTGGGACCTACTCGACTGGTATGAGACCTACTTGCGGGTCCCGTCGGGCCCTGACTATGGGAATCCCCTGCGGTTCACCCCGGAGCAGTCCCGGTTCATCGTCCGTTGGTATCAGGTCGATCCGAAGACGGGCCGCTTTTTGTACCGTCGAGGTGCCTCGAGGCGGGTCAAGGGGTGGGGGAAGTCCCCCAAATTGGCGGCGTGGGGGATCGGTGAGCTCGTTGGCCCGGTCCTTTTCGATGGTTGGGATGCCCAGCGACTTCCGGTGGGGAAGCAGCAGCCGACTCCGTGGGTCCAGATCGCGGCCTGTTCGGAGGACCAGACTGGGAATACGTACTCGGCGGTGTATGCGATGCTCGCCGATTCGCCGGCACTCGATGAGTTCGGTGTCGATCTTGGTCGCACCAAGGTCTTCCTCAAGGGGAGGCCCGGTTCGGTGATCGAACCCGTGACTGCCTCGGCCGGTTCTCGGGAGGGGCAGCTGATCACTGCGGCCGTTCTCGACGAGACCCACCTGTGGCTCCGCTCGAACGGTGGGCAGCGTCTGGCGGCTGTTCTCCGCCGCAACTTGGGGAAGATGAATGGCCGATCGCTCGAGTCGACGAATGCTTTCGTGCCCGGCGAAGGGTCGGTCGCGGAGGCAACCCACGCGGCGTGGGAACAGGGCGAGAAAGGTCTTCTGTACGACGCCGTCGAGGCGCCGTGGGTGGAAGACCTGAGCGACAAACGGGCGTTGCGGAAGGCGTTGAAGATTGCCTACGGCGACGCGAAGTGGGTTGACCTCACCCGGGTCATCGCCGAGATTCAGGATCCGGCGACCGATCCTTCGGATGCCCGCCGGTTCTACCTCAACCAACGCGTGCAACACGCGACGGCAGCGATCGACCCGGCGCGGTGGAAGAACCTGGCCCGCCCGGACATAGCCGTAGCGGATGGCACCCGTATCGGTCTCGGGTTCGACGGCTCGATCTCCATCGACGCCACCGCCCTGGTCGCCTGCACCGAAGACGGCCACCTGTTCGAGCTCGAGGTGTGGGAACGGCCCCTGTCTGCCCGGTCTGATTGGCGGGTTCCCCGCCGCGAAGTCCACGCCACTGTCGAACGGGCCTTCGATCAGTTCGATGTGGGGCTGATGCTGTGCGACCCGCCCCGCTGGCAGACCGAGATCGACGAATGGGCCGCCCGCTACGGAGAAGAAACCGTGCTGGCATTCGACACGAACCAGCCGCGGCGCATGTCCGCGGCCTGCGACAGGTTCGTCGCTGACCTCAACGCAGCCGTGTTGACTCATTGCGGGTCGTCTCGTTTGACGTCGCATGTCCTGGCCATGGCCCGCAAGAAGGTCCGGGTCGCCGACGCAGACGATGACGGCCGGTCCCGGTTCGTATTCGTGAAGATGGACACCCGGAAGATCGACGCTGGGATCGGCGCTGTGTTGGCTCGGGAGGCGGCGGCGACCATGCCGGCCGCGGTGCCGTCCGTTCCGATGGTCGCATGGCGGTAGGCGAGTTGCCTCGCAGGGTCGGCCCGGGCGATACGGCCACGGTCGGTGCGGCGCTCATCGCGGCGGGGGTCGCGGTTGGGATCAACCCGGCTGTTGGGCTGATCGTCGCGGGGGTCGAGCTCGTCGGTGGTGCCTATGTCGCGGCCTACATGAAAGCCAGGAAGTCGTGAAGCTTCTCGACGCTCTTGTGCCTGCCCGGGCGACCCTGGCCGAAGCTTACGGTGCCGGGTTGGGCGAGTGGGAGACGTTCTCTGTCGGTGGCCAGTCGTACACGGTGCCGGTGCAGACGACGATGCCGGGCCAGAAAGCCGAGGGTATCGGGAGCAGCTTCGCCGGGTACGTCGCCGGCGGCCTGGCGGGGAACAGCGTTGTGTTCGGGCTCGCGTCGATCCGGGCGCGGGTGTTCTCTGAGGCGCGGTTCCAGTATCAGCGGTTCAACAATGGCCGGCCCGGCGACCTGTGGGGCGACAAGTCGTTGGCGATCCTCGAGGAACCGTGGCCGGGCGGCACGACCGGCGACCTGTTGGCCATCATGCTGCTACACGCCGATTTCGCCGGTTCCGCCTATGTGACCCAGGTGAACGGGCAGCTGGTCTGTATGCGGCCCGACTGGGTCGAGATCATCCTCGGTGACCGCCGCTGGGGGGCGGGTACGGTCGGCATGGAAAAACTGGGGTACCACTACTTCGAAGGTGGCCGCCAGTCCGGCGCCGAACCCGTCACGTTCCTCGCCGACGAGGTCGCCCACTTCGCCCCCCAACCAGACCCGCTCGCCTGGTACCGCGGCATGTCCTGGCTCACCCCCGTGATACGGGAGATCCAGTCCGACGGGGCGATGACCAGCCACAAACTCCGCTTCTTCGAGAACGCCGCCACACCGAACCTGGCCGTGTCGCTGAAGGAGATCACGAACCCGGAACAGTTCGAAGCGTTCGTCGACAAGATGGACGCCACCCACAAAGGATCAGCGAACGCGTACAAGACGCTGTACGTGGGGGGCGGCGCCGACGTGACCGTGATCGGCACCGACCTGGCCCAACTCGATTTCAAAGCTGTCCAGGGCGCAGGTGAGACCCGGCTGGCGTTAGCGGCAGGTGTCCCACCGACGGTGGCCTGTCTCTCCGAAGGACTCCAAGGCTCCAGCCTCAACGCCGGGAACTTCGGCCAGGCCAGGAGACAGTTCGCCGATACCACCATGTCGGCCCTGTGGCGCAACGCCGCCGGCAGCCTGGCCACCCTGGTCCGCCCACCCGACCCGGCATCAAGGCTCTGGTACGACACCCGCGACATCCCGTTCCTACGGGAAGATCAGAGAGACCAGTCAGAAATTCAGATGGCACAAGCCGAAGCGGTCCGCCGCCTCGTCGACGCCGGGTTCACCCCCAAGTCGGTCGTGGCCGCCATCACCGCCAACGACCTCACCCTGTTGTCACACAGCGGGCTCCTCTCGGTGCAACTCCAAGAACCCGGAGCACAGAACCCCCCCGAGACCCCGGTAGCGCCGGCGGCAGGTAAGGCACGTTCCCGGAGCGTTGTCCGTGACGACTTCGGCCGGATCCTCAAGGTGGTCGAAGAATGAGTGTCCTCACCGCGTTCCGATCCATGCTCACCCAATCCACGTCGACCGTGGCCCTCACCAACAAAGGAACATCGGTCACCGACCCGATCACTGTTCCGAGGTGGCGCAGCCAATCAGACGGGAACGCCGAGGTGATGCGGGCCAGCCTGTCGTTCGGGCCGTTCCCCGCCGAAACCTCGTTCGATGGGGCGCTCATCAACGTCGCCGGCGCCGTCGAACCCGTCCGGTTCGCCAGCCTCATCGTCCTCGCCGCCGGGATGACGTTCGCCTACGACGTCGAGATGCGCTTCACCAAGGACCCCAGCTAAGTGGGCCAGCTCCCCACCAACCGCACCGACACCTCAACCGTCGCGGAGCATGTCTCCGACCACAACGAACTCCACACCCTCCACAACGCGGTTGACACCATCGGCGCCGCCAACATCGAAACCACCACCGGCTCGGCCGCCAAAGTCGCCGTCCACGAAGCGGACACCACCTCAGTCCACGGGATCACCAACACCGCCAACCTGGTCCTCACCAACGATTCGCGGCTGTCCGACGCCCGTACCCCCACCGGCCACCACACATCGCACGAACCCGGCGGCGGCGACGCCATGGCGACCGACGCCGCGGCCGCCACCGCCAGTCTCCGCACCCTCGGCACCGGCGCCACCCAGGCCGCGGTCGGGAACCACGCACACACTGGCACCTATGTGCCGCTCGCCACCATCGACGCTGCCGCCGATCTGCTGGTCGGAGACGCCAACGACAGTGTCACCCGACTCGCCAAAGGCA